TTGCTCGCGCTGGAAGTGGAACTGCTTGATGTCCTGCTGAGAACCAATGTATGTCATCAGCCGTTCCTCGGGAAAGAACTGGAAGATCCGACTGATCCACTTCTGACCCAGGCGCTGCAAGAACGACTCGAAGCGGCGGGCCTTGGCCCGAATAAGCACCTGCGCTGCTTGCTGCAAACCTTCCAGCATGGCCGGCGAGCGGACTTCCGCCCGGCCACGGGCACCGCCGATACCACCGCCCATATCCTGCAAGCCTGATACGTACTCGATCAGTCCCTGCAACTGCGTCATGGTAGACCAGTATTGCTGGGCGGGAATCGGTGACTGCGGGCGTTCCACGGCGCGGCCTACCCGCTTTTCCATGACATAGAAACCCAGGTCACGCAGCGCGTTTACCGTCTCAGTTTCCAGCGCTTGCTGGTCGGCGATGATGACGCTGATGGCGTTGCGCAGCATCTCACGGCTCACCGCATCGCCGAACTTGTTGAAGCATTCCTGCAAGCGGCGCACGAACTCAAGTTCATTGCGGCCCCAGGCCGAGTTCAGGTCGGGGGCGTTGTCCAGCCACTCGAAGGGCCATAGGCCATCGTAGTACGGGTTGGGTCCGTCGTGGCAGATCGTATCACCGTTGGCCCGTAGGATGACCCGCCCGTTCGGGTACAGCGGGGCGTCATGCTCGTCGGTGGTGTCGTCCTTGATCCAGTATTCCCACAGCTCCACGCGGGGGAACGCCTGCGTGGACGCCCGACCGCCCAACCGGGCCGCGTCGAGAAACGACTTCATGCCGATGCGGGCTGTCTGGCCGCTGATCTCGTCGTCGTCGATGGGCGTGATCTTGTTCGATGCCTTCAGGTCTTCGCGGATCTTCGGGTAGCGCTGGGCTACCCGTTCTAACGGCACCACGCTGTAGACGCGCAGGTACTGTGCCATGTCCATGTCGGCGGCATCCAAGATGCTCAGGTCCACCGCCATACGGCGTGGGTCGATGACCGAAGTCACGATGTTGCCCAAGCCGTAGTTGGCGTCAGGGTCCCAGGTGATACTCATGAATCCGGACTGCATCACCCCGGCTTGCAGTTGCATCTTCTCTAGGTTCATCTGCATGTTGCACTCGTCCCACCCGGCATGGATGGTCTTCTGCAACACTTCAGCGGTGCGGCCTAAGCCTTCACGGCCCGCCTTGATGTCGAGCAGCGGCTTGTTCTCGGTGAGCAGTGCCGCCTGTCGGCGCACCATGGACTGCACCAGGTTGGTGGCAAAGATGGGGGCCGGGTCGGCGGACGGGCCACTGGCCCCGGTATGGTAGAGCTGGATGGCCTTCTTCCAGTCGAAGCGGCGGCGCTTGGTCTTCTCGCTGTTGTCGATCTCGGCGTCGATCCGATCGAGCTGTTCGAGAATGGGTTTGTTCTCTGATGTCGGGCGCTTGGGCATCTACGCTTCCGTCATCAATCTACGCTCGTCGGGCAGGCCGGGTCCGTGTGCCATTGCTGGTAGCGGAAATGTGGTTCGAAGGGTTGGTGGCACTTGCTACAGATAGTCGATTCGGGTGGCCGTTCGCCACCGGGTTCGAAGTCGCGGTGCTGCGGAATCTCGGTGTGCAGGTCGTGCTCAATGACGTAGGCCACGCAGGCCCCGATGATCTGCCAGGAATCCCAGCCCCGGTCGTCCCGCATGATCTGCAACTTAACCGCGTAGTCCTGACCGAGTTGCATGCAGCGCAGCAAAAGGATGTGGGCGGCGTCGGCCACCTGTTCGGGCGTGAACTGAATCATAGGTTCCCTATCTCACATTCAGCCGCGTAAGTCACGCAACTGTCTGTAGTATGCACAGAGCATCCGGCAACGGCTGCCGTTCTATCCCCCTCTTGATCCACAAACGAAAAGAACGCTGACTGACGAAGTAAATTTCCATCGGAAGTAGCCCGGCCCATTCGACAATCTCAGCACGGTCCCATCGGATAGTTCGCCATCCCAACTGCGCAAGTGGGGCATCTCGTGGGTCACGGTCTTCTGGGCGTACTCGTATCCACAGTTGCTCAAACACTTCCTTTCCGGCCAGCATGACCTGCGGAACCTCTTCGCAGTCCCGATAGGTATTCTGAACGAGAGAGAGAGAAAATTTCCCCTGAACGTAATTGCTCATTTCTTCATCCCCTCAAGTCACGCAGCAGTGTCTGAATGCTATGGTCCTGATTGCGTCCGAAGTCCCGCGTGTCGCTGAAGGCGGGCAGCACCGCCGGCGCGGCATCGAGCGGCGCAGCCGGCTTCGGAGCACCGAACGACTCGTCCTCACCGCCCTGGATGGTTAGTAGCATGGCCATGATGGCATCGTCGTGCCCGGTGAATGCCTGGTAGCTGTCTTCGCCTGTCCGCACGAAGTCCCGCATCTGTCGGATCAGCACGCTGGACCGTACCGTCAACTTGCGGTGCAGAAACAAGTCCTGGCCGGTGGCCACGAGCAGCGGCTTGCTGGTCGGGCTGGTCTTCCACCCACTGTACGTTGAAAGTGTCGGTGTGGCCCGTTCTCGGTGCCGCCAGATGTACAGGTTCGGGTAGCACATCTTCTGCAAGCGGCTGTGCGTACCGTAGCCGGGGCCGTTGATTTCCAACACCAGATGGGCCTGATTGTAGTACCAACCCAGCCAGTACAAGTCGTCGCCATAGTCCATGACGCCCGTGTGCTTGTGGTACTCGGCCACTTGTTCGTGCGTGTCGCGGCGGAACACTTCGGCCACCGACCAGTCGCCGTCGTCGAGTCCGGCCCCCACGTCGGCACCAATGTCGTACTGCACCCCCCGTTGCGGTTCCTGCCACACGGCCAGGTAGTCTTCGGACTCATGCACATTGGTATCGCCGCCTCGGATGGTGAGCAGATACGGCGGGCCGGGGCGGATGTCGCAGAAGCGCAGCGGCTTGCGGATGTCCTTTTCCATCTCGCGCAGGATGTCGTGGTTGAACACGGTGATTTCCAGATTGACCCAGGCGTCTTCGGGGGTGGCCGGGTATTCCTGGTCGCACAAGTCGCCCAATTCCTGTACGCGCTGGCGGCGCCAGTTGAACTGTTCCGGTGTGATGGCGTGCGTTGGCACACACAGGTCCGGCTGCCCGCGTTGCGCCAACTTCTGCAACCGCTTCTCTTCGGCGTTCAACTTGAACTGCTCGCCGTCGAGCAGACCGATCCGGTTGTGCCGTTCCAGCCACCATGGGTGGAAGTGGAAGAAGTAGATGCTGGTCTTGTGCATGGCCTGGTCGCACATCTCGCGGAAGTGGTCGCCGCCGTAGTAGGCGGTGCTTTCGACAAAAATCATGGAGCCGGGCACGGTATGCACGGTAGGCATGAGCGATGACTTCAGGAAGTCAATATACTCAGGCGAATACTTGGCTAATTCGGAGAGGTGCAGCCCGTGCCGAGTGGTGCCGGTGCCGGCGTTCTTGTTCTTGGCGGTCTGGAAGTCCATGTAACTGCGCAGGCCGGGGTTGCGCGGACGGTCGTCGCGGTCGGGATTCTCGAAGGCCAGTGACTGCTTGTTCATGTACCGGATCATCGGGCGAATCTCGTCCGGCAGGCACTCGTACATCAGGTGGGCCTTCTTGAAGATCTTCTGCGTCGAGTCCTCATCGTTGGCAATGAGCAGCGTCGAGTAGTTCGGGTTCAGCATCGCCTTCCAGGCACAGCGGGCCTGCCCGTAAGTGCTGAAGCCCGCCTGCCGGCCTTTGAGGGCCACGCCACGTACAAAGCCGCGCTCTTTCAACTGCTGTTCCACTTTGGCATCGAGGAGCTTCTGGCCGTCCGAGAGGTAGAACGGCACGATGCCCTTGTCCCGGCGCATGGCGTCGTAGGCGGCGCCGGCCTGGGCGTCGATGTCCATGGGCACCGTCTCGTCTACCGGCTGGATGCGGAGCTGGTCGATGGCGAACGCTTGGAAGTTGCGCCGGTAGTATTCGATCTGTGCAGCGAGGCGGGTGAGGCTCACAGGGGTTCCTCGGTGTCTTCGTGGATGATGGGTCGGTAGAACTTCGGCGGGCCGATGTCGGGCGGGTCCGGCACAATCATCGGTTTCTGATTCGCTTTGGCTTCCAGGTACGCCTGCACAATCGGACGCCACGCCCGGTCCAGCCGCAGGGCCAGCCAGACCACGGCACTGACCGAAACGAGTACCGTGCTGGCACAAAGCAGGGCGGGAATCATGCCGGGTCCTTCGGGGCCATGGATCCGAGGGCCAGGCTCTTGATGTCGGCGTCGCTCATGCGCGACAGATCCGGCAAGTTGGAATACTGGATCGGGCCGGGGTCCTTCTGCTCGGTCGGCTTCTTGAGCTTGGTTGTATCGTGCCCGTAGTCCATGAGCAACTTGACCACCGACACCCACTCGGCAATGGCCCCCTGTTCGGACAGTTGGTTCGCCATGGCTTCGAGTAGATGCACGTAGCGCCCGTAACGGGTCTTGAGCAGGTGCTCCCCATCGGCGTCGGGCATTTCGTCGATCTGCGGCCCCTTCCAGATGGGCCGGTTCGGAGCCTCGTCGATGTTGATGAACGA